GCTACAACGCGACGACTGGCACGATCACTGAGACCGAAACCAACACCACCATCAAAGGTGTGCTGGATGCGGTACAGAAGCAGGAAGTTAATGAGCTGATTCAGGACACTGACAAGAAGCTGACGATTGCAGCGGCAGACCTGACGATTACGCCAAGTACGGCTGACCGTGTTGTGATCAGCAGCGTCGTGCATCAGATCGTCAAAATCAGCGTGATCGAGCAGGACAACACCGCGATTGCGGTTGAGCTGTTCTTGAGGGCCTGACGATGGCTAGGCGTATCAGGCTGGATCAGATCGGGGACTACGCCGAAGACAAGCTGAATCAGCTGATGCGCGTGGTGGTGTTTGAAACCGACGCTGAACTGAAGGCGCGTAGCCCAGTGGATACAGGCCGTTTCCGCGCTAGCTGGGCGATTGGTGAAAACCAGACGGGTGATTATGACGCTGGTTCGAGCACATCAACGGCACCGGTCGCGCTGAATTACACACTGGGCAACGAGAAGATTACCAACGTCTACAACGTTCATAACAGCTTGCCCTATGCCGAGCCTTTGGCTAATGGCAGTTCCAAGCAAGCGCCTGCGGGCTGGGTGGATCTTGTCGCCAAGCAAATGACAAAAAGGGCGCGACAATTAGCTAACAGCATTGGGAGGCAAGACTGATGGCCGCTACTGACCTCAATACCGTTCGAGCCACTATTGAAGGGCGTCTGGCCACTGAGCTTGCTGAAAGTCCAGCCATCCCGGTCGTGTTTCACAACATGGCTTTTACGCCAACGCCGAATTCAAGCTGGGTTCAATGTCTGACCAGCTTTGGAACAAATGAATATCTGAGCCAAGGCGGCACGAGCAACTCACAAAACCGCATCAATGGCGTTGTCGTTATCAACATCTTCAGTGCTAAAGGCGTAGGGCCTGGCGCCAACTACGTCATCGGCAAGAGGATTCGGGATCTCTACAATAGAGTGAATGTGTCGGGGGTTTTCTTCGACGCTGCAACAGGCCCAGAGGCTCTGGCTTCACCAGTTCCCGAGGGTTATTTTCAAACCCAGGTCCGTGTGACCTTTGAATCCATCGAGGGACTCTGACCCATGGCAATTCTCCGAGGCGAACAAGGTTCTGTTCAGTTCGACGCAGCTGGCAGCACTAACGCCACCATCGTTGGCACCCGTAGCTGGAGCCTGACCACCACCAAGGAAACACTGGACGTTACCGATCACGGTGACACCTTCCGGTCCTTTGTTGGCAGCCTCATCTCTGGTTCCGGCACCGTTGAGCTGGTCTACGACCCCGACGCAACCGGTCAACCTGGCTTCTTGGAAGACGTGCTGACTACTGCTGATCCTGCAGACGCCACTTTCGAGCTGTTTACCACCGGCTCCACTGCTGGCACTGATTCGATCAGCTTTGCTGGCATCATCACCGACATGGAAATCAGCTCCACTGTTGGCGAACTCGTCGTTGTCAGCTGCAACTTCATCACCAGTGGCGCCATCACCGGCAACCTTGAGTGATAAGGGGTATATTTGGGGTGATTTACTCACCCCTTTAAGTGCCCGTGGCTAAACGTCTTGTCGATGAACTGGTAGAGGCATTTGACCTAAACCAGCGTCGCAAGTTTGTGCTGAAGCACCCCAGTGGCAAATCTTGGGACTTGTATTTCAAGCCCATCACCCGTGCTGATCGCAAAAAAGCGCAGGCGCTGGCTGGCACTGATGATGCGCTGGACATCAGCACTCAGATGCTGTGTCAAATGGCCGAGCTTGAGGATGGCTCTAAGCCTTTTGCCGCTGCAGATACGGCCAAGCTTCAGCGCATGTTGCCTGAGTCGGTCCTGAACGACCTTGAGTTGTTCCTGTTTGGCTTGGGCGACGCTGAATCGCTTGAGGAAGCAAAAAACGGCTAAGGGAGGACTCTTGGCTCTTCTTTGAGTTCTTCCTGGCTACAGAGCTTGGCAAGACCGTCAGTGAGCTGCGTGGCAAGCTGACGGAAGCTGAGTTTGTGATGTTTGCGGCCTATTACGAGGTCAAGGGCGAACGCGAGAAAGCGGAGATGGCAAAGGCGAAAGCAAGGGGTCGATAAAACGTCGGTAGACTAAATCAAAGGATTAGGTCGGGCCGTGGCTGTTGCCGTTGTTGACGTACAGGTAAAAGGCTCAAACGCGGCGCGTGAGCTTCAGAAGGTCAACAATCAGGCCAAGCAGCTTGATGCAAGCGTTAAGGGCGTTGGTCGTTCCACCGCGTCGGCTACTGCAAATATTCAGCGTTTCGGCATTGCCTTTCGGTCTGTTCTGGGACCGATTGTTGCGATCACAGGTGCCATCAATCTGGTCAGCCGTAGCTTGAATGTTCTTGGAGAGAGGCAGGCTGATGCGGCAGCACTTGAAAATGGTTTAAGAAAACTTGGAGCCAGTAGCTCTGAATTGCGCCGCTTAGTCGCTGTCGCTGATGAACTTGGCAAGGCGACCTTATTCAACGAAGAAGATTTCACGAAGGGCTTTGCTCTGCTGACTAGCTTTCAAAGCATTGCTGTTGGCAGTTATGAACGTGTTGCAAAAGCGGCGGCTGATGTCGCGCAGGTAACGGGTCAAGATGTAAGCGGTTCATTGTTGCAGCTTGCCAAGGCATTGCAGGATCCCGTCTTGGGATTGAGCGCATTGGCTCGATCTGGCACCCAATTCACCAAGGAACAGAAGGAAGTCGTTAAAGGCTTGGTTGAAGGCGGCAAAGCGGCGGAAGCTCAGAACTTCATTCTGAAAGAAATTGAAAAGCAATACGGGAATGCGGCCAAAGCTGCTGGAAGCGCAGGATATGCGGGGGCTGTTGACAGCCTGCAGGAAAGTTTTCGTGACTTCCAAGAACGACTAGCTCAAGGCGTACAGCCTGCTGTGACCAAACTGCTTGGCGGCATGAGCAGCCTGTTTGACCTTGTTTCAAAAATACCGAAACCAGTTGGGCAGCTAGCAATTCAAGTTGGCGTTGCGACTGCTGCATTTATTGCATTACGGGCCGCAATACAAAGTGTAATTGCTACACGAATCATCACCTTTATTACGCAACAAATTGCGCTTTATCAAACATTTGGTGCCGCTATTTATGGGGCTGCTGCTGCTCAAGGCGCCTTAGCCGCGGCTGTCAATTTGGTCAAAGTTGCAATGGTTGGGTTGCCATTTGCGCTTGTTGCTTCTGCGATAGCAATTTACATTAATGATGTTCAGAAAGCTGAAGAACATACCAGGCAATTTGAGGCCGCATTAAAAAGCAATAGTTCTGAGCAGGTAGACGCCGCACTTAAAACCGAGATGCATACAAATGCATTGATTCGGCAGCGCTTGGAACAGGATAAGTTGATGCTGCAGGGCTCTGGCAAGCGTGGCGGTGGCTTTGCAATGCTGTCCGCTCAGAAGGAATTAGAGCAAAGCAATTCACGCATTTTGAAGCTGCGCGACGCCTTGAGTATTGCGGCCGAGAAGGAAGAGGCTGCCTATCAAAGCACCAATAAAATCCAATCAAATATTCAATCCAAGGCCAAAGGGCGTGCGGATATTTCGGCCAGACAATTGGAATTAGAAGCCCAACTGCTTGAGGCTCAAAAGAGGAAGGATGTTCAAGAGCAGGCTTACCTTGAAAAGCTGATTGCTAGGGAACAGATTGCCAGCCAGGAAATGAAACCCCGTGAGCGGATGCTTGCGTTTTTGCAATCGGAGTTTCAGTACAGCGACCGAATCAAACAGATTAGGCAGGATATTGCTGACATTATGGCTGGGGCAGCCGTTGGGCCTTCTGATGCCTTCTCTGAGGGCGTGGATGGCAGCGTTTTCACAAAAGGCTTTAACGAAAGCAAGCAGCACGCTGATGAGCTGAAGAAGAAACTTGAAAACCTTGTCAAGCCCTTGGAGCAGGTCAAGTTAATGTCTGGCGCCGTCGCAGATGCATTCAGCCAAGGAATTAGTGGAATGGTGCAAGGAACAGTTACCGCTCAGCAGGCACTTGCCGGATTCTTTAGATCGGTATCTCAAAGC